GATTGAGTTACGAGAGATTCGCACGACTGTGTTTTGATCACAGGACATTTGGAGTTTAGCAACTAAACGAATAGTTAATATAATTCAAAATTACAATCCAATGCTCTACCAACTGAGCTATCGCACGCATGATACCGGTGTGATTTGAACACACGCTCTTTCGAACCAGAGCCTTAATCTGGCGCCTTAGACCACTCGGCCACGGCATCACAAAATTATAATGTCTGTACTCTTTAAGTAAGAATGTTCATACCGATTTTAATATCGATTCTTCTACTGGTACTCGTTACACTTTTGTTACGTCGTTCCCGTCGAAACCCAGAGTATAAATGTTTTCTTTTGACCCTGGAAACATCAGCCGACCGACGTGAAAAGTTTCTCGATCACTACGACAGTTCCGTACCTCTAGAAATCATATACGGAACGGATACCAGGAAACTCGAAAATGCCAAAAAGTACCAGAAAATAATCGAACCGAACTATTACCGCGAGGCGTTAAAACTTCACTATAACGCAAACAAAACGCGACCGGATATTACCTACTTCAATTTAGGGGCTATTGGGTGTTACATGGGTCACATGGAATTTTATAAAAGGTGTTTCGAACAAAACCTCAAGTACGCTGTTATTTTCGAAGATAACGTCATCATAAAAGATAAGCGCGTTTACCGGGAAATTCAAGACGTTATAAACAAAAAGGGTGACGATTTCGAAATGTGTTTCTTCCACTGCTTATCGCGATACCCGGATAAGGAAAGTGACGAAAAGAGCGGACTCGAACGTGTTAAATGGATTTCGAGTACCAAGTGTTACATAATACACGTCGATAATATGAAAAAGTACTATAAACACTTTTTTCCTATCGATAATCACGTCGACATGAAACACGAAGATATAATCGCGCGAGGTGCGCGTGTTTACTATAAAGATCTTCGACACTGTTTACACATTGACCGTACGCATAACAGTACCATCGGACACAGTAATTGGGGAAAACGTAAATTCTTTTCGAAACGGTACCCTACGGCAACCACCGACGAACTCGAGTATGGGTGGTAAATATATCAATTCCACGGTATATCTTGTGGACGAAACCGACACCCATCTTTTAAAAAGTCAACAAACTTTTTAAATTCTGGTTCAGTTATATCGGTATTTTCCATCGAATTAAGAACGTTACCGACATATTCGTTATACTTTTTATGATTACCTCTGTGTGTAAGTCTATTCTCACGCAAATTACCAATTTCACGCGGCATCATGATTATGTTTTCGCTCGCGTGGATATCATAGTTTATCTTTTCAATAATTGGGTGACTCTTGAACTCTTTTGGTATGACGTGATGGTCCTCGACGTTACGAACATTCCATCTAAGTTTGAATGTTCGTCTGAGTAATGACCCGTATCGCATACTATAGTTTTGAAATACTTCTACACCGAGACGCATCATTGAATCTTCTAATTCATCAACTTCTTGCCACGCCGCAAAACACTCTTCTGATGTTCCCGAAACGTAACACTTTTCATCAGCTTCGTCGAGTGCTTCCGCAAACCTAAACTGAAGACGCGGGTTTTCGAACGTTTGAAACGCAATATTTATTTTTTTAGAATACGTACCTTCGAGAATGTTCTTACGTATTTGGTTACGTTTGTTTTCGGGACTTGGAGGAATTGAAGAAACTCTAATCATTTACTTTTTAACGTGGTATATCTTTAACACATATGATAGTTTAAAGAGTAGATGCGTATACTATACACGTTCCCGTAGTGAAATGGTCATCACATAGTCCTTATACTTTTAAAGTATGTCAGTTTATGATTTAATTCATAAGTTCGGAGTTAAGACTGCATCCCGGGATCGATACCCGGCGGGAATATCGCTTTTTACATATGGGACACATATGTAAAAATTGATTTATAATAATATAATATATTTATACCCCACACGAAGGATGAGATTCTAAATCCATTGATTGTCTCGGTGTTGGTAATTGATTATCCGGTGTTTTTGGACGTATCATCCATTTTTTTATAGCTTTTGATACGCGTGAATCGTCTTGTTTAATTAATTCACCGTTTGAAATTATACTTAAACCGTTACACACATCAGGTTTATTTTCTTTACCTGGAAACGTTTCGTTAAATGCCTCTATCGTGTGCCCGGGTATATCAGGTGCTTCGTCAAGTAATCGATCGTAATCTAAACGCACTTTATTCACAAAATCTAAAACGTCTTCACGATATTTCGTTTCGAGTGATAATTCCATATCAATGTTCCTATAGAATTTTGAGTATTGGACGGACATGACCGAGTGTGCTTCCATCATACGCGAAGAATTGTTAAACTTTGATATCGATGTAAGTATACCCGCAATAACATTCATAAACGCGAAAAAGTATTGAAAAATAACAATTTTTTGTTTTTGATCGTCCGACATACTATTCGTATCGGGACTTAAAACCGCAAACCCACCAACACCCGTAATACTCGATATAACTATACACGGGTACGATAACCAATCGTTCTGTTTTTTATAAAACATACGTGCGTGATTGTGTAACCATCTGTATCCGGCAGCCTTTTCGGCCCATCGGATTAGGAGTTGTTCTTGTTTTGGACACCAATGATGTTGTTCTGGTACTTCTCCCATTACTCTTTCTTAGAAAATAAATAGGCATACTCACGAGCCTGTGTATCTACAATCTCGTTCTTTTCGTTACCATTGTGTGCCTTGACCCACTTTATATCAACAAACTCAATTTTACGCAATAGGTATAACATGTGTATCCATAAATCCTTATTCTTTACGGGTTCACCTTTACTCGTTTTCCACCCGTTACGTTCCCAATTCTTAGACCACTCGAGTAATCCCATTTTTACGTAGTTACTATCGGTATATACAGTTACAGTATCGTGTCCTAATTCTATACACTTCTCGAGTGCTTTTACGACCGCGGTCATTTCCATTATATTGTTTGTGGTTACTTTCGCACCACCTCTACCTATATACTTGTCTATAATATATGCCCAACCACCGGGACCAGGGTTTCCTAGACAACTTCCGTCTGTGTAGACTTCTATCATACTTACTAGTATATATGATAAAATCTTTATATTTCAACAACGTGTTCCTTTTTATACGGGAAACAGTAATAATAACATTTAACCACGGGATTAAACAACATACACGAACCACACACAGTTCCAAAAATTATTAAGAATGTATATATAGGTTCCATTAACGTATTACATACGTAATTCTTTATATTTCGGAATCGGTATCGGTATCGTCGCGACAAGACGTTTTTGGGCACAAAAGTGATAAGATCGCAACACCAAGTATGGTAAAGGTTACTGATATTCCAATTATAAAATTCATTATATTTGTATAACTACTTAAAATTTTAAGTGTATATTAACCCAAATGAATAATTATCAGGATTGGGATCCAGTCGTTATTCGTGGTAAGATCGACAAAACACGTGAAAAAGAAAAATACGTCAAGTTCATGGGTCAGGAAATTAGGTTACCGAAACGAGGTCAATATTCGGGAAAATCACCGGAACAAAAGCTCGAAGAAGCCGAATTAGCTGGAACACACAAGAAAGTAAGTAAAGAAACAGGATTAACGATCCAACGAGCACGTGTTGCAAAACAGTATACGCAAAAAGATCTCGCGGGTCTTATAAACGTATCAACAGATATCATCTCTTCATACGAATCGGGTAAAGCTATTCCGGATCCTAAAGTCATGCAAAAATTACGCCGGGTTTTGGGGGTTAAATTATAAAATCTTATTTGATTTTTGTAAATTTTCGTGTGCGGGTAAGAGTTGGAGATTTGTATAGTGGAAACATTTACGTTGGTTTTCGGGTATTGATAAATCAAATGCCGAACACGGTATAATATGGTCAACGTGTACATCCGTATAGTCTTTACCTTCAACTTTAGTCGTTTCTAAATACGCGACGAGCTCTTCACCTGAACACCCTATAAGTTCCATCGTTGGTGCAGATTTTGAAGCGACACCTTTTAGTGCGTTCCAAAGTCGTGTTCGACACACTTGTTCCATACGCCACGCTTCATTATTTTTACGCCTATTTTTACGATTTTCGGGACGTTTCTCTTTTCTATATTTTTCACACTGTTCTAACCGTTTTGTTCTATACTCATCATCTGTTTTATAAAGTTCACGCCGTTTCGTATTGATTTCATCTGCATTATCATTCCAATTTTTACGAACGCGTGCTTTTATATGTTCTTTGTTTTCTTCATAATACTTTTTGTGTCTTTCTAAATCACACTCGCGATTTTCTTTGTACCAACCTTTACGATACTCGCGTATACACGATTTACACGTATTCAAGTATCCATCTTTCATTTGATTATGTTTTCCAAAGTGTTCGAATAGTTTAGTTTCTTTACACTTTACACACGTTTTAGATGTCATTTTAAAGGCTAGTCTAGTCTATTCTTTAAAATGCATATTTTTTTTAAATAATTAATTGTAACTTTACATTCTTAGTTAGAGAATGCACGGTTAATCCCTATAGTTTCCTATAAGGCCAGATCGTACCTTAAGCAGTATCGGGATGACTAATCCCTCATTTACCACCGACACCTTAGCGATCGTTGAAACGGAACCATAGCCTTGTCATGACGACCTTAGGTTCTCGCCTGCGGATTATCCAATCTCTAACCTTTTTACCATTGGGTTCGGTAATTAACCGAGTTCCCTTCATAAGTTTCCAAATGAAGGTGGTAGTTAGAGCTCTAAGGAACTTCCCGCAACCAGGATGTCTTGCCTGTTTATACAGACTAGCGGGACAAACGCTTTTAACGCCCGCTTTTTGGTCCTGTATTGCTCCTGATTAGTTTGCAAAGTTAAGACCGCCCATCCCCGATTGTATGCGCAACACGTTGTAGTTCGTCGCGAACATGTGGAGGGAACTGGTGTTTCTGTTACACGTGACCGAAACTTGCGCGTTGTCGATTCTGGAGAAGTTACAGGTACCCGTTGGTTGATGCTCTTCTGGCTTGAGCGCAAAGGAGTACGAGTAGATCCCTGGCATTGGGGAGCCGGAGTGGTGAACAAATGGTTGGACTTGGTTAAAGTACTTACCGGATTGTTCCTTGAATCTGTCTTGGCCGTTGAGGACCAACTTGAAGGAAGTCAATGGACCGTAAGCTTCTTCATCCCATTGTGTCGTGGAGTCCAAGAGCAATTGTGGGGCACCCGCAGAGGATGGGGAGACGAACACGTTAGCAGTGGCATCAAGAGAGACGACGTTGGAACTGATAACAATAGAAGTGTTATCAGTGAAGTTCCATAAGTTGGAACCGGTGTCAGTACACCACACCAATTCCTTGACTGGGTGATTGTACGACAATCTGACTTGCTTGGTGGATCCACTGTCGGCCAAGGAGTCCGTACCAGTGTGTTGGACTTGTTCGATCAAGTATTCGTGACCCTTTTGCGCGAATCGTCTACGCTCTTCAGTGTCGAGGTAGATGTAGTTACCCCACACCTTCAAGGCAGAAAAGTTGGTACCGAAATCGGACGCCAAGTCCAAGTCAATTCTGACTTCGTGGTATTGCAAAGCAATCAATGGCAAGGCCAATCCTGGGTTTCTGTTAAAGAAAAAGATCAATGGCAAAAAGCACGTTTTCGCGTCTGGACTGGCACCCCCGAGCGTGGAAGTCATCTTACCGTAGTTCAACTTCTTGGATTCGTCCATGTACAATTCTGCGTACAATCTCCACCACTTTTGGTAGTGTTTGTCGATTCTTTGACCACCGATGGACAAT